ACGCAAGCCTTGAGCTTGTCGACACCTGCGCATTGGTACTCGATATACACCATCACTGGTGCCGTGAAGGTGAATACATACAGCCCACCGACGATAGATTTGCTCGCGTAATAGATAGCTGGCGTGGTGTGCGTCCTGTGATACATTATTCATACAGTCGCAACGAAGCACTGCCCGAAGGCTTTGCACACGACACTATGCCCGATATGCCAGCACTACTAGAATCAGGCTACAAGAAAGCAAAACTACGAGCGCACAGTGATTACTATCCTAATCAACTTGTTAATGACTGGGCATTGAGCTTTTCGCCTTATGCAGATATTATGTGCGAGAGCAAGTGCAAGAATCTTGCTAGTATTGACTTATATAAATACAAAGAGGAGATAGAACACTATGAGCTATTTGAGCAAAATGTACGGGAACAAGTCAAAAGCCCCGACCCAATCATCATCTGATAAAAATCCTAACAGAGTTACAGGTGGACTAAAAGCACAAGGTGTTGATAAGTTTGTTATGATGTCAGAAGACGGCTCTCAGCAAGAAATTCCTACTGTAGAATATGTTCGTAGTTTAGAAGAACAATCTAGAAAACAAAGAGCTGCCATTACTACATTAGAGAGAAAATTATCTCGTCAGGAAACAGCTATTCAACAACTAAGTTCAGCTATTTCTCAGAGATAATTTTAATAATAGCGGCTTTGTTCATACTAGCATTTGCTTTATAACCAGCCACTTTTGCATAATCTAATAATTGTTTCTTAGTTAAAGATCCTAAGTTATCTTCCTTTATTAGTTTATCTAAGTCACGTCTTTTATTATCGTCAACGTGTCCTTGGTACTCTTTTACGGTCATAATGTCGTGGGGGACAAATGGTCCATTATATCCTGTCCACAAATTCTTTAACCAGTTAATCATAATTTACTCCTTTATGAAAGTATATTTACTAAATATTAGTCACAAGGAGAGCAAATATGATTAAAAAATGGATTAATAGTAGATTAGAAGAACGCACATCTTGGGACGGAGCAATGCTTATTGGCGTTGGCTTAGTTGTCTTAATTGCAGGACCTTTTGCTAAATTAGCCGCATATGCCGCAATTGCGTATGGTGCTTGGACTATTTGGAAGTCTGAATAAATGTCATTTTGTACTTTAACCGATTCAGCTAAAAAGCAGATAGATACTATTTGCGAAGAAAATGAAGCCTATGCAGTTACACTTAACATTAAAGGCGGTGGGTGTGCAGGGTTTGAATATGAATGGGGTCTTTATGACACTCCAGATGAACTTGAAAAAGACGATGAAGTGTTTAAAACAGATACAGGATGCACTCTTGCAATAGGATCTGCTAGTGTAATGTTCTTAGTCGGAACTCAAATTGATTATAAAAAAGATATTATGGGATCGATGTTTGAAATATCAAATCCTAATGCACAAAGCAGTTGCGGTTGTGGAATTAGTGTAAATTTTGATATGGATAAACTAGCAACACCTCTAGCAACGCCTGCAGATTAAAGTTTACTAATAGGGAGATCAGAACTAGCAGATAAGTTCCATACTTGTTTGCGTTCAACTCCCTTTTTTTGTGCAAACTTTTTAGCATCACAATTTTTACAAACGTGAAAATAATTGTTGTTTAGACGTTTAGGATTCATACTTCCTCTTGCACGTTCAAATTCAACACTACAGTTATCGCATCTTAATAAAACCATAGTAATGGTTCTATGATACTGATGTTTATTACCAGTTTTACTCACACGTTCGTGATGCTGTTTTAATGTATATTCTCTTATGAACATACTGTATTTACATTAAGATTATAAAATGATACGATAAATAACTATGTTAAAGCACAAAATCACAGCGGAGAATTCATAAATGGCAAGACAAGACGTTAATATCGGTGTTGAGGGTAACGACGGCACCGGCGATAGTATTAGAGAATCGTTTCGTAAAGTAAACGAAAACTTTCAAGAAGTTTATGCAATTTTTGGACAAAGTGGCACAATTAGCTTCACAGCACTTAGTGATACACCGGATTCATTACTGCCTAGTACAATTCCGTTAGTTAAAGCAGACGGCAGTGGCATTGATTTAGTTGAATTTGCATCTAATAATTCTGTAGATTCTACTAAAAATGACACAATTGTATTCAATTATACCATAGGCGGAAAATTAGTTATCAGTACAGCGTTTACTGAACTAGCAGATGATACTGCTCCAGCTATGAGTGCTCCATTAAACGCTGGCGGCAATGCTATTGCTAATATTGATGTTAGTGTTCAAAGTGCTCAACAATTTAACGATATTCATAATACAAACATTAACGTTGACGACCTTGTTATTAACAAAGGTTACGCAGATAGACGTTATATTAGTTCAGGACTGCCTATTAGAGTTGCGCCAGAACCACTAACACAAGATCCATATAAACTTAATATTACACGTTACATTAATGGTGATATTGAAGTAGTTGCTCACGGCTATGACACAAGTATCAACGGATTAAAATTTGTTTTTAATTCAATTTACGATGATCCAAGTAACTTAGACTCAGAAGTTCTTGCTAATCAAATTGTAATTGGAAACACATACAAAATTAAAACACTAGGCGATGTTCCTTGGACATCAATTGGTGCTGACTTAGGCGTTGACGGTGAAGTATTCATTGCTACTGCTACTACATCTGGTACAGGCGTAGTACAGCCAGTTTACTTTTTAAGATATGTTACTGATAACTTTTTATCAGTATTCCTTAGAAGAGAAGATGCAGCTCTTGTAAATGATACAGAAGCAGATGCAGCTAAAAACTATGTGTCTGGTACAAAAGCAGACGACGATGTACACGAAATGATTGACACAGGTGTTGATGCAACTTTAGCAGGCAACTACCTAAGCGATGTTGCTATGCCTAGAGACAGCATTGTTCGTAGACAAGGCGATGCTATGGAAGGGCCATTAACACTTTCCGATCACCCAGGTGACCTTGAAGGATTTGGCAAACCAAACGGCGCAGATGATTTACAAGCAGCTACAAAATTTTATGTTGATAACGCAGGCTACGCATCGACACAAAACATATTTGTTAGTTTAGACGGTGATGATAGAATGATTGGTGTGCCTCCGGGCAAAGAAGGTGCATCGTTAAACTACGCTTACCGTACTATTAATGCAGCCGCACAACGTGCAGAAGAAGTTATCTTAACAGCAGAAGAAGAGCCAGGTCCTTACTTCCAAACAGTTACTAAAGAAGATGGTGCAAGTCCTGCAGAAGTTACTGCAACAGAATTTGTTGGTACTGACACTTGGGGCGGACAACAAACAGCCGACTTAATTAGAATCAACAGAGAATATCTATCTAAAGAATTATCAGGATGGATCAAATATACATTCCCAGATTTTGTTTATGAAATATCAACTTGCGAAAGAGATACGGGATTAATCCTTGATGCTGTTGAATATGATATTCGTAGAGGATTGACTGCAAACTTCCTTTCAAGAATTGCAGCAGAAAGATATTACTCAAGTACAAGCGGACGTATTGCAATCACACAACAGAAAACAGAAACTGTTGGTGCGATTAATCAACTAAAAACAATGACTGATGCAATACTACAAAATAAATTATTCAATGAAAAGAGTATTGATTTTGTTACACTAAGTGGATCTGCTAATGAACGTGCTAGAGTACAAACAACTACAGACCACGGCTTAGTAGACGGTGATCACGTTGTATTCAAAGATATGGGCGGTATGGTCGAAATTGAAGGCCAAACTGCTTATGTTAAAAATATTGAACAAACAGATATTGCATTAGACGGCAAAGTAATTGAACTGTACAAAGACGACAGTTTATTAGAACTATGGGATATCAGTGCATATACTCCTTATACAGCTGGCGGCAAACTTGGTCAAGTATTCCAAGAGCGTGTAAGAGACTTTGACAGCGTTAAACTAGCACAAACATTTGATGAGCCAGATGCTGATGCAACTGCAAGACTTGCAATTACAGGTAGTGGCGGTAAGTTTGATCTAATTGTTGATATTATGTCAAATGGCATTAATGCTGGTGCAGACATTGTTTATGGTAGAAACTATAAGATTGTACTAGACAATGGTGCAAGAACATTTGTTGACCAGGGTGATCCAGATAATACTGACTTGCTTCCGGGTAAGGTAGTAGTAGGTAATATCTCCGGAGCGAAGGGACGTATTGTTAAGGTTATTAATAACGATGGTACAGAAAGTAATAATGACACAATTGAATTACTACAATTAAATGGTGTTGACTTTGCTCCAAACGAAACTGTAAGATATGGTAACTTTGTTAAAGAAAAGCAAGTTACTATTTTTGTTGAATCAGGTATTTACGAAGAAGACTTACCAATTAAGATTTCAAACAACGTATCACTAAAAGGTGACGAATTTAGACGAGTAATTATACGTCCTAAGAATCGTGTATCACAATCGCCTTGGGCTAATACATATTTCTTCCGTGATGCTGATTTTGATGATATGACGTTAGCAACAACAGGTGAACCGTTTGTAAACCAAGTAGGTGATGTACAAGGCTACTTTGGTAGACACTATCTATCAGACAATACTACAGATATAAACATAGGCGGCATAGTTACAAACCCAGGTAATTACACAACAGCTTCAAAAATTATGCAACTTAACAAAGCATTTATTCAAGACGAAGTTATTGAGTTTATCAACACAAACAATCCTAGCTTTATATATGATATTGCTAAGTGTAGACGTGATACAGGCTTAATTGTAGATGCGCTAGTAAAAGATTTAGTAAGAGGTGGACAAGAGTTTACCATTGAGACACAAGGACAATATCAAGACGCATACATTAGTGAATTTAACAATGACGGATTTGGTGGGCAAGAAGCTATTACACAAAGTGCTATTAATCATATATCAGTACTTGCACAAGACTTATTAAACGCTACAGCACCTGCACAAAATGGTGCAACAGTTCCTGATATTTCATTAGGAGCAGGCGAAGCTGGAACTGTAACAATTGCAGACGGTTTAGTCGATCTAGTAAACTTTGCATTCAATGCAGCATACAATCCTCCTTTACGCAACGATGCACAGGGTATGGATGTGTTTATGATGTCAGATGCTAGTATTTTAAGAAATGCTACAGTACAAGGACACGGCGGATTTATGGTTGTACTTGATCCTGAAGGACAAGTTCTAACTAAGTCTCCATACATACAAACAGGATCGTCATTTAGTAAGAGTGACAATGAAAAACGATTTAGAGGTGGTATGTATGTTGATGCATTTACAGGTAACATTCCTGTAACTATTCCGCAGAACATTAATACTGGTACTTACAACGGAGCAGGTAAACTTAATAACTTTGAAATGTGGGTGCAGTCATCTCCAGGTCAAGGTTTGTTTGTTAGACCACCACAATTACCTTGTCCATTCTATGTAGAAGGTAGACGTTATCAAGTTAACGCTATCTCAGAGTACGATAGTGGAAACGGTTGGTGTAAGATTTTCTTAGACGCAGATTCAAATGACGGTGTTGGTTATGACGAAAGCCAGTTTGATGATGGATTGTATTATAGAGATATCTTCTTACAAACTGCTGGTAACAGAAGTATGCTCGGAAACGACTTTACACAAATTAACGATTTAGGATACGGGCTTGTAACTAACAATGGTGCGTTCTCTGAGATGGTTAGTATGTTTACATACTACTGTCAGGTAGCATACTATGCTAAAAACGGTTCAGAGATTAGATCACTTAACGGTTCGAATGGTTATGGTAACTTTGGTTTAGTTGCTGAAGGTGCTGATCCAAACGAGATTCCAGATCAGGTTACACTTAAATACCCAATGGCTGTTCCAGCAAAAGCATATACTTCAGTTGATACACCAAATGCATTTGAGGATACTACGATATATGTAACTGATATGAGATACCCTCCAAGTGTTAACTCATTGATTACTATCGACCACGGCGGAGTAATTGGCGTACTTAACTATGTTATCTCTAATGTAACAAATATATCAGACACTGACAACGATGGACAAGACGGCGAAACAGTAGGTGATATTGTTGCAGTAGGCGGAACGTATAGTAATGCTGTTTATAAATTAGATCTTAGAGCTGATGAAATTAGTGCTACAGACTTTTTTGGAAGTCTAAGAGCTACAGTACCTAACGGGGCTTTCATTGAATTTAGAAATAACTTTACACAAATATTTGAAGGAGTAAGAGATCCTTCAAAACTTGTAACTCGTCCTTCAACAGCAATTAACTATGATGAATCAGATGACGCAACATATAGAAGTTTAGTATTCCAAGCAGCTGACACATTTGCACAACCATTAGCAAACGACGAAGTTTTAACAGGATTAGAAATTGGATACAACTTTGTATCTCCTGAAATTGATACTGGAAACTTAGGCGGCGGATATGGTTCTGCACAAGGCGATGATAAAATTGCAATTAAGCCGCTTGATGCTGACAGAGCATTAAGAATAACTAGAGACGTTGCAGGCAAACAGCCCGGAGATGCAGGATACGCAGGCGGAATGGTGTTTACTTGGCAAGGTAAATTACATCAAGTAACAGATTACAACGACAGTGGTGCGTTTGTGTTTATTAATATAGCAGACCAAGGTACTAATATTAGTAGTTACTCACCGGCTGGTATTAGTACTGGTATAAGTGCTAGTGATAGAGTTTTAAATTGTGGTCTTAATATTGGCGCTACAGCAGAAATTACTATTGCTATTTCATTATGTAGAGCAACAGGACACGACTTTACACAAATTGGTACTGGCGGATTTAACGATTCAAACTATCCAAATGTTATTTTAGGTGATCCTGAAAATAACTTAGCGGCTGCATACACTGATGGCGCAACAGCAATATCATCACAAGTTTGGGAAAGACGTAAAGGACGAGTATTTTGGATGTCAACAGACCAAAATGGTTTCTTCCGTGTTGGTAAGTTCTTTAGTGTAGACCAAGCAACAGGTGATATTACATTTGCTGGTGAAATTGGTATTTCAAATGCTAACTCATTAGGATTTAAACGTGGTGTTACAATTAACGAATTTAGTGCTGATGATTCAATGTCTGATAACTCAGGCCAAGCTACACCGACAGAAAAAGCTGTAGTAGGTTACATCAATCGTGTACTAGGTTGGAACGTTGCTGCAGGCTCACAAATTCAAACAGCACCAGCAGGAAATAGAATTGGCGTTGGCTTCCTTCCATTAAATGGTAATAGTACTATGGAAGGTGATATTGATATGGGTTCAAATCAAATCACTAATGTAGCATTACCAGGTGTTGACGGAACAGCAGCAGCGAACAAAAATTATGTAGATGATAAAGTTAACGACTATGATCAATTAGAAGATTTAAGAAACATTGAATTTAACAGTATTGCATCAGACGATATTATTGTTGCTACTGGTAAGAAAAGAATTGTAGTTGATTTAACTTCAGGTGGTAACTGGACAACAGGCACTGTTATTGGATTATTAAATAGCGGATCAAAAGCAGGTACCATTGTTGACATTGAGTCTATAACTGACTCGTTGTTAGGCAACAAATTAATGGTTACATACACAGCTACAGCAGGTGTATTTAATATAGGCGAAACCCTGTACGATAAACCAGGACAGAGTATTTTTGGAACAATTATAGACGGACCAATTGATGAAGTTGCAAACGCAAGCGAAGCCGCAGCAAGTGATATTAATGTTACAGTTACTAGAACAGCAAGTGGAGCAGAATACAACTTACAATACGAAGCTGACAGCCTTATTGATAACGATGTTAAGAGTAACGCAGGTATACGTCAAAGTAAATTGCTTATGCAAGCCGCAGATACATTTGTTGAGTCAACTGGATGGACAGGTGCAAAAGCACAAGCTGACTTAGGACTTGCTAAATTTAGTGCAGATAACTTTAATACAAGTGACGGCTTTGTAAGAATTAAAAACAACGGTGTTGTTTTTGCAGAAATACCTGATTTAACACAATACAAAGTTTATGGTAGAACAGCAAGCGGTTCAGGTGATGCTAGTGCAGTTTCGTTCTCAGACATTGCAAAATTTGGTGCAGGTATAGAGGATAAGGACTTTACTAGTAGAGAATGGTCTGACCCAGCTCTTACTAAATTAGTGTTTACTAGTGGCGTATCAGTTAATGACGGTGATACTCTTACCCAAGGTAGTGCAAGTGGTACTGTACAAGGTAAAGTAAATAATGAAACTACTGTCTACGTAAGCAGTGTTACAAATACTTTTAACACATCAAACAATGTACTTAACACAACACAATCAAATACATCAATAGGTACACCAACCACTGCACAAGCTGTAACTGAACGTGGTGCAGCAATGATTAGATTGGGTGAAGGAGTTTACGCAACAACTAGTATATCAAGTGGGACAGCAGCAGACACTATTGTTAGAAGAGGCGGCAGTGGCGAAGTTGATGCAGCTAAAATTAAAGTTGGCGGCTTTGATACTATTGCATTAAGTAGTACAACAATTACGTTTAAAACTCCAGGTACTGCTACAGTATTTGAAGCAACTGGTAACACAAGTGCAGACTTGCAAGTTAAAGTGCCAGGACACTTAGTACTAGGCGGCATTACAAACAGTGGTGGAAACTTTGTTGAATCAGCAGCTAAATCAGGATCAACTAGCTTTGATGATGGAAGTTATGTTGCATCTAGTTGGATGTACACAAACTTCATCGAAGCAGCGAGCGAATCAGGAGGCACAGCAGCTAATACAACAGGTATTGGCCTAGGTGATGGTAATGGATTTACTGGCGATGCAGCAGATACTATCTTACTAATTGCCAAAGGTGCTCCAAGAGTAACTATTAAAGAGACTACTACTACAGTTGAAAACAACTTAAAGGTAGACGGCACCTGCGTAGTTGATGGACAAACTACTATTAATGACAGTTTATTAATAAATTCTGCTAATGAAGTATTTAGAATTAGAAACGGTGTTAACAGCACTAATAGATTCCTTGTTGACTCCGACAATGGTAATACTACTATTGCAGGAACAATTACAGTTGGAGGGTTAGCACAATTTAACGGTAGTGTTAACTTAGGTGATGCCGCAAGTGACACAGTTACATTTGTTGCAGATGTTGACAGTAACATTATTCCAGATGGTAACGGTACTCGTAACTTAGGTGCAAGTGGATCACGTTGGAATACTGTATATGGTAACACACTTAGTGGTGTTGCTACAACAGCAAAATACGCTGACTTAGCAGAGAACTATGTAGGTGACGAAGCATACGAGCCAGGCACTGTTGTTGTGTTTGGCGGCGAAGCTGAAGTAACTACAACAACAACTAAAGGTGATCGTAGAGTAGCAGGCGTTGTTTCAACTGATCCAGGGTTCTTAATGAACTCAGAGTTAGATACGGTAAATACTGTAGCAATAGCATTACAAGGGCGTGTTCCGTGTAAAGTAATTGGATCAGTATTTAAAGGGGATATGCTAGTAGCAAGTGCAATACCTGGATATGCAATGGTAGACAATGATCCAAAAATAGGTACAGTTATAGGCAAGGCTGTAGAAACAAAATTAGACCCTGATAAGGGCGTAGTTGAAGTAGTTGTAGGAAGAACATAATGACAAACAGAATACCACTTATAGTAGATACCGCAGACGGCAATAAAATTAAAGAACTACCAAGCGGAGATGCACTAAACTTAGTAGGATCTGCAATTGTTGATGCTACAAGCATCTCAACTACAGGAACAGTAACATCGTCTGTAATAAACACAGCATCGATTAATGTTAACGGATCGCCAATAGCAGCGGTAGCATTAAGCGGCAACTTTGATGATTTAGATAATGTTCCAGTTGGGTTTAGCGGTGACTATGACGACTTAACTAACAAGCCAACTATTCCAATACACTTAGAATCATTGTTCAATGTAGGAAATATTACACCAACAGATGGGCAAGGTCTTAAATGGAGCAGTATTAATAACCAATGGGAGCCAGGTAGCGTTGTAGCAGATATTGATCTAAGCGTAAGAAATATACAAGAATTACAAAACGTTATTGTTACTGGTCCTGTAGATAATAAGTTTCTTAAATATTATGCAGGAGCGTGGAGAGCTTCAACTGTTACATATAGCGAAGTACAAAATGCTCCTACTGCACTAAGTCAGTTAATTAACGATGTAGGGTATATTACTGTACCAGGATCTGCTCAAACACTAAGCGTAACAGGCGGCGAGTTATCTATTAGCGACGGTAATACAGTTGACATAGCCCAAACAATAAGTTATGATGGAACTAGTTTGGCATTGTCTGATTCAAACACTATTGAAACTAATACCCTTGATGTTAATTTTAGAAAAGTAAACACTACAGCAGGCGTAGTTGGTGATGTAACAGGATCATTATTTGCTGATGATAGCACATTACTAGTAGACGGTATAAATGGCACAATTCCTAGTCCAACAATTGAAGGCGAAATGCAATGGCTCGGTGCAGGCAATGACGATCTTACAAAAATATACGCAAGCCAAGGTAGAATAGTAGCTGAAAACTTAGGTACTAGAGCATTGAATCTAAGAGCATTCAATCCATTGTCAAGTCTTTGGAGCGACAATGGTGTTAGTTTATCAGTAAATATCGACCAATCAGTTTTTACTCAGTCAAGACAACTAAGAATTAAAGATGAGGGTGCAGGTCAAGGGTTACAATCAGTAACAATACTAGGCAGCAAATATACAATTGGTGCCAATACTGAAAACTGGACTAAACTTTACTTAGGTGGATTGTCAGATGCTCCAGAACAAATCGGCGGAGTTATACCAGACGAGAAATCACACATATATAGGTTTGCAAAAGGTTGGTTTGAAACTATTGACACAGACGCATTAATTATTAATGCAGATATTGAATTAAAAGGCAACTTAGTTAGTGACGACAGTACTTTGCTAATTGATGGTGCTACCGGAACTATCCCAGGATATGTAAGTTTAGCAACACTCAAGACAGAAGTAGCAGCAGCAACAGATTTTGCAGACTTCCAAACTAGGATTGCAGCACTTTAATGATTACGATAAATACTAAAAACGGAGATATATCTAAATGGCTATAACAAGTATTAATGTAGGAAACATTGCAAACGATGGAACAGGTGACGATCTCCGCGAAGCTTTTATTAAGGTAAATTCTAACTTTATTGATATTGACAGTAGGGTAGCTGATGTTCCGTTATCAGCAACTAACATCGGAACTACAGGTGAAGGTGTATTTTTTGATACAGTAAACAATAACCTACAATTTAAAAGACTAATTCCAGGTGCTAACACAAGCATTGTAGCAAACAATGAATCTATTACTATTAACTCTACTGGTGGTTTAACTAGCTTTTTAGTATTAACTAACAACGGCAGTATAACTGTTGATAGTGGCAATTATCTTGGTATAGAAGGTAGAAATGGTGTTAATACATCTGGCACAAACGGCACAGTGTTTGTTGAACTTGACCCTGTTGGATTAGTAGTATCTGATACTACTCCGGCGTTAGGCGGCAATTTAAATGCAAACAATAAAAATATTACAGGCATTGACACGTTAAGCGCAGGATCAATGTTTGGTAACTTAACTGGCTTAGTACACGGTATTGATATAAGAACAATTAATCAATATTTTGATCAAGAATGGGATTTTGGTCCTGTTTTAAATAGACAGTTTAATTCAATACTTGATTATATCATTAGTGACTATACAGTTGATTTAGGTGGATTTATTGGCAATGAGGTATCAGAAGCAAATATCGACCTTGGAACTATTGCCTAGCTCCGATAAATACTGTACGGAGAACGTATAGATGACAATTTGGACACAACGATCAGGCAGCAAACTTGCACAACTTCAGGAACGTATTACTACTACAGTTCCATTACCAGTAGATTCTTTAGCTACTGTTAAATTACTTAGTGGCGAACTGCCAAAAGGTATGAGGCTTAACGGAAACATTATCGAAGGTACTCCGTTTGAAGTAGCAAGAGATACAACTTACAGATTTGTGTTACGAGCAAAACTTGACGCAGCAGTTGAAGATAGAACATATAATATTGTAGTACAAGGGCCAGACGAGCCGCTATGGATTACTAAAGAAGGTTTGTTAGACATTGGATCTAACAGCACGTTTTATATCTTAGACAGCACTCCAGTTGAATACCAATTTCAAGTAATAGATAATGATACTAGCTCAGGACAAACACTAACATACTTCCTTGGTGCTGATTCAGGTGAATTGCCACCAGGTATCACATTAACACGAGACGGTAGACTTATTGGTGTAGTTGATCCTGTACTTGCATTAGAAAAGAATGCACGTAGTGGATTATATGACGAAAGTCAATTTGATAGAAACCCTTATGATTTTAGTGTGCAAAGCGCACAAGGCTTTGATAGTTTTTACTATGATATAACAATTTATGATTTTGCAACACCAACACAAGTACCTAAAAAACTAAACCGATTTTATCAATTTATTGTAAGTGTAACCGACGGCGATACAACAGCACAGCGCACATTTAGAATATACGTTGTAGGTGATGATTTCCTACGTGCAGATAACACAATTATGCAAGTTGGATCAGGTATCTTTAGTGCAGATAATACGCACATCAGAACACCAATATGGCTAACACCAAGTGACTTAGGTGTTCGTCGTGCAAACAACTACATTACATTATTCTTAGATATTGTTGACCCTAACAGTTTAACTGGTTACACATATTACGAATTAAAGTCTACTAACGATGATAACAGTGTTAGTACACTTCCGCCTGGAATGTCCTTGGATGCACAAACAGGTGAAGTATCTGGCTTAGTACCTTATCAGCCTGCTGTAACAAAGGAATATAAATTTACTGTAAATGCAGTACGTGTTACTGGTGGTAGTACTGAAAGCACTGAAACACAAAAAACTTTTAAAGTTTTACTGCTAGGCGAAGTCAATAGTAATATTAATTGGGTTACTCCAGATGATTTAGGCGATATTAATTCAAACTTTTTATCTACCTTAAGTGTTGTAGCAACTAGTGATGTACCTGATGCATTTGTACTTTATTCATTAGAATCAGGATCACTTCCGCCAGGATTAGAATTAGCATATGATGGCGAAATAATTGGTAAGATTAATAACTTTGGGTCGCCAACACAACTTGGTCTAACAGTATTTGATAGTGCAAACTTATCTCTAGACGGGAACACTACAACTGTTGATAGATCATATACGTTTACAGTACGAGCTCAAGATCATTTTGGATATAGTGCAACTACTAGAACGTTCACTATAAAAGTAGCTGACCCGGATGACAAATTATATACAGATATATACTTTTCACCTTTGCTAAAGACAGAACAAAGAATTACATTTAATAACTTTGTAAGAGATGATGCAATATTTCCAAACCAATTAATTTACAGACCAAATGACCCTGCGTTCGGTCTTCCTAAAGATATTAAATTACTAGTGTATTCAGGTATAGAATCTAAACTAGCAGAACAATATGTTGCAGCGTCAGCTCTTACAACCAAACGTAAAAATTATAAAATTGGTGATTTAAAAACAGCAGTTGCAAAGTTGCCTGGAACAAATGAAATAGTATACGAAGTAGTATATTTGGATGTTAAAGATCCTTACGAAAGTACTGGCAAAGTTGCAGAATCAATTACCATTAAGAATAATGCTAAAATTTTAGTTAACAGTGTAAGAACTGATCCAAGTGATCTTAAGTATGACACTAGCACATTAACTAGAATAGAAATAAATGCAAGAAACGGATTAATTTTTGTAGAACCTAATAGAAAAAGTTTAACTATAGGTACACGCCAAGGCGATGTTGAATGGGAATTTGGAACTGATATATACTTAGACACTAGAACAGATAGTGTAGAAATTACAACAAAAGGAACACCTAGCAATAACTTGGCTGCTAGACCTTCACCAGTAGAAAACACTATCCGTACTGATATAGATGCTATCAAAGTAAGTGACCCTAATAAAATTACAAAATATATCAGTAATATAAGTAATGTTAGACGTAAGTTTAGTCAGCTAGGAAGAACTGAAAGAAACTTTTTACCGTTGTGGATGCGTACAGCACAACAAGATAGCATACAAGAACTAGGATATACGTTGGCAATACCTCTTTGCTATTGTAAACCTGGCACAAGTGAAACTATTAAGGCTGCAATTAATTTTAGTCAATTTGACTACAGACAATTTGAGCTAGATATTGATAGATTCTTAATAGACAATACCGAAGGTGTTGGCGAACCTAAATACTTCGTATTTGCTAACTACGAGTTAAATATATAATAAATATCTTTGGAGATAAAAACAATGGCAAGTAATATAAACACAACAAATATTGATGTAGCGTATCCTGTCGCAGGACAAGATAACGATTCACAAGGGTTTAGAGATAACTTCTCAACAATTCAAAATAACTTTGTAGCATCAAAAGCAGAGATTGAAGCACTTCAATCAACAACAGCACAAGGCGTTACACACAATAGTGACGATAACCTAAATGATTTTAACGGAACTATTATTCAAGACGCTAGTTTAGATACAGTAACACAAGAAGCAACTGTACTTTCAGGAGTTAACAGTCAAACAGATGTTAACTTTACAAACGGGCACTATCAAGAAATTTCAGTAACAGCAGACGTAACACTACGTTTTGCACTATGGCCAGGCAACTTAAAGTACGGAAAGATCCGTGTAGGAATTACAGGTACTGGTAGTACTGTTGGTGGAGCTACAGATTCTGCACATAGAGTTACTTTGTCTACAGAAAATGCAGGCTCAATAAAGTATAGCCCAAATTATCCTGCAAACTTAGACATTCCGGCATCTTCTAACCCAACTATTATTGATGTTTGGACTACTACTGGCGGTGCTGTTGTGTATGTAGAATACATTGGACAGTTTACACCGTAATGTTTAACCCACTAGTAGATTCATTTGATGCGTTATCTAATAACGAAATTGAACAAACTATTAGTTCTTTATCTCGTAAGTATTTTCAAACGCACAACCCTGATGTTCAAATGCAAATATCAGCAATATTAGAAATGTACAAGTCAGAGATGAGAGTACGCATTGCTAAAGGCTCACAACAACAAAGTCAAGATAATGGCGATAATTCTCTTGACAATCTAATTAATATCAGTTAAAATACTTGTATGCTTATGAAAACTGACGACTTAGGAATACCACGATTCTCTAATAAAGATCTAGTAGATATGATCTATAGTGGCAATGTTGAAAAATGTCACGTAGTTCTATGCGAAGAATCAGATGATGTAGATAAGTTCAATGTCGCTATGGAAGAACAAGGCTTTGATAAACTACAAAAATATATTCCATTAGATGTAGATCAACAAACTTTTGACGGTGTATGTCAAAGTGAATGGTTTATGCCTGATGAATACAAAGACATCAATGTATATGAATATGTACTAGGCAAAGCAAAAACACCCTGCCCACAACACGTACAAGATCGTATATGGGAAGAAATGGAAGCATATGGCGAACGTGATATGCATAATCTATTACGCTATATGATTTATCTTGTAGACTTTATGCGTGAGAATAACATTGTATGGGGTGTAGGTAGAGGTAGCTCTGTAGCATCATATGTGCTATATTTAATAGGTGTACACAAGATTAATTCAATCCAGTTTGGCCTGGATTGGCGAGAGTTCTTGAGATAAGTAAGTATATAACTAGGAGAATATATTATGCCAATGAAACAAACAGGACGCAAAGTTTATAAAACTATGCAAGGTAAGACAGTTGATATGGATTTACTACGTCAACGCAATGAATTAACACCCGCAGTAGGTAACGCAAAAGTTAACGCTCGTGGTGACGAATTAGGTCCAGGTGGACAGATTATTAAAAAACGTGAAGAAGTTTTAGGACAGTATTACAAAAACAATACTCCGGACGAAATTACAACAAAAAGATCTCAACTAGTAGCAGACGAGCCAACACTAGATAACAACGGTAAAGATGTTACAGACGATTGGGTAGAGCCAGTATCAGAAGATAGCTGGGTTGAAGACGAAGACGGAAATTTTATTCAAAAAGGTGACTAATGATTGAAGGTGATGTAAAAGCAATAGGCAATAGAGTTCTAGTAACCGATATGCATTTTGGTGAACAAACAACAGCAAGTGGATTGATTATTGCAAACGACGACGGCAAAACACGAGGAATTTATCCAAGGTGGGGTAAGGTATATGATAAAGGACCTGAGAACAATGACCCATATGATATTGGACAATGGATTTTAGTTGAACACGGTCGTTGGACACGAACAATAAAAGTAAAGACTACCAACGGAGATGAAATTGAAGTTCGTATGGTAGAAGCTGAGTCTATACTTGCAATGTCAGAAACTAAACCTGACAGTGTACAGATTGGCACAGAGTATGCAGACGGTGAACACGCAACCGTCGACCCTAGTAGTTTTATAAGGACATAATAATGACAAACGTATTTAGAGATATTGACACATTCGCTGTGGCTTGTGATCAGCCACCAAGTGAAGAAAACTACAAAATGTATCTTGATTTGATCCGTGAAGAAACGGATGAATTAGAAGAAGCCATCCAAGACAACGACAAAGTCGAACAGCTCGATGCACTAGTAGACATCTTAGTTGTTACTATGGGTGCAATACGTGCCGCAGGCTGGGACGGAGAAGCGGCCTGGAAAGAAGTAATGGACACAAACTTTGCTAAAATTGATCCAACCACAGGCAAAGTAATCAAACGTGAAGATGGTAAGGTACTCAAACCAGAAGGTTGGAAAGCCCCTGAATTGGCACAATTTATCAAATAAAAACTCTTGACTTTTGTCCTCTATCCTGCTATAATTAATGTAAATTAACGAGCGGCTGTAGCTCAGCTGGATAGAGCACAAGTTTGCGGAACTTGAGGTCAGGGGTTCGACTCCCTTCAGCCGCGCCAAAAGAGGAAGATAAAATGGCTACACACGGGATGATTGACCTAGAAACCCTAGGAGTAGAACCTGATAGTGTTGTAATGACATTAGGTGCTATTAAGTTTGATCCTTTTACAGACAACGAGCCCCACAGTCCAATATATTTGCGAGGAGATATTGAGGATCAGACTAACAACTTTGATCGTTCAATTGATGATAATACGTTAGCCTGGTGGAGCAAACAACCACAAGAAATTCAAGACGAAGCATTTGGGGATCACGACGATCGTGTTACTGTTCCTGAAATGTTAAAAGTATTAAACAAATGGTGTGTAGGTTTAGATTACATTTGGTGTCAAGGTCCTACATTTGATTTTGTAATACTACAGCATCTATATAAAGAAGCAGAAACACCAGTACCGTGGAACTTCTGGCAAATTAGAGATAGTAGAACATTGTTTGCTATGATGCCAAGTGATCCACGTAAAGCAATACAAGAAAGTTTACATAATGCACTTGCTGATTGTTATTATCAAGCAAAATGCGTACAGCAGTCTTACAAGCACTTTGGAGTAACTAGATGAAAATAGGCCTTAGCCTAAGTCGATGTATTCGTGATATATTTACTGGTGCAGTTGAAGAAAATGATGTATTGGTAATTATTGCTCGTACAGATTTTGATCCGCACAATGATAATCATTGGAATAATATTTGGGAAGGTTATACACAGGGCGGATTAAGTAGAGCTGAATGGGCAGACTTTAGAGATGAATATGTTTCTTTTAGGCGCCTAGCACTAGAATTATACGATGATGGCAAAATACATCAGCCACGACATTATGGTGCTCACCCACCACGGTTGCCATATCATTGGTTAGATTGTGTTGTAAGACCACAAGAACACAATCCAGCACAGGCCAAAGCGTGGCAAAATTATTTAACTATTACGGATTTATCAAAATGATAAAAGATGATACAGATAATCCTTGGGCTGTTATGATATGCCTTGATGGTAAAGATGATTGGATTTTTGTAACCGAAGACACTGGCAAATGTGATTGGGAATTAAAGCCTGTATTGTTTAACGATATTAATGATGCATTATTGTTTGCTGACCAATACGTAATTAGTGGTAAAGAAGAGAATGTTCAAGTAGTAACATACGATAGATAGAAAGAAGTAATATGACACCAGAACCTAAAGATATAGATGACGAAACAAAAAGATTAGTAAAAGAGTACCTTGACAAGGGCGGAAAGATAACACACTATAAAAGTGGGGAAAGGTCTGAAGAAATTGATTTCAAAGGCGGCTTTTATCAAAGACGTAAAAGAAAGAAAGAAGAAAAAGAGGGGAAAAATGGTTAGATGGTATGATTGGATAGCGGCAGTAGTATATGCATATCTTATTATGTATTTCTTCTTTACAATTCCTATCTTCGGTGCTATAATAGCATATATGATATACGAATACTTATGGGGACACGTATACTGTCAATATAGATTACAACAGGAAAACAGATGAAAGAATTATGGGTAGAAAA